GTGCTGGTCAAGCACTCCGCATGTCTTTCACGTGGGAATTTTACCTCCCATATCTAAGACATTTCCCTCTATACTGGAGTAATCCCATGACCGCCAGAGAACGCTCTTCCAACAGTACTCGCCCAAAAGGCTATACTGGTAGATTTGGAGTTACTGACGGCGGTGGCAATGTACTGCAAGCTGCACATTCTTGCTCCGACATAGTCGGAGCAGGAGATAATGCTCCCTTGCACGTCCATCATGTCACCATTGATGGCGGAGTGATAAATAAGCCAAATGTAGGCTTCTTTTCATCCTGGTTCACCGACTATATCGCTGATATATGCGATGTGCCGGATAACTTTGACCATCTTGGGATCGTCGATGACATTAGCAATGTAGAAGCAGCCACTTCGGCCGCTGCTATGACCAACCCGTCACGTCCTTATGTGGACGTGCCGGCTGATATATTGCAACTCCACGAGTTAGCAGACCTAGTTCGTACGCGTGGTAACGCGATCCTCGACGGATCTAACGATATCACAAGACGGGCTGGGAATGAGAACTTACGCATTCAGTTTGGGGCTATGCCCGTAATTACTGATGCGCTCAAGCTTCTTCATTTTCATGAACAGGTCAATCGACGTGTTGATGAGATAAAGGTCTTGAGGTCGCGAGGTCTTCGACGAACTGTAGGAGTAGGCTCGTATGGCAATAGTGCCAGGGTGAATAAATTCATCCAGACATACAATACCTTCATTAGAGAAGATTTTGATGTGTCTACATCTTTGGTCATCAAAGCTCACTGCAGGTGGATACCTGGTAGTGGCTCTGAAGTCCTTAGTTCGCCTACTGCTATGCGTGAGCTAGCCAATCGAGCTGTCACCGGTGGTACCGTTGACCTTTCGACTCTATGGCAAATTATGCCATGGTCTTGGTTGCTAGACTGGTGTGGTAACGTTGGTCAGTTTTTATCTGCCCATCGTAATATCATTCCAGCGACGCTAAGTGACGTCGCCGTCATGAGGCACACGCGGACGACTTGGGAATGGCCTGGAGTAACCACCAGTGATATGAATTGCACTGGAATAAGGGTTACTCGCGAGGACAAAACCCGAGCTACGTCTTTTGTTGCTCCAGTTGCCCACTTGCCGTTCCTTTCGGCAAATCAGTTGGGTATCGTAGCTTCGTTAGCAGTAACGAGGTAGTGATACCTCGAAACCGCAAAACGAAACTACAGGAGTAGAATATGTTCGCAGATCCTCAAACGCTCACCGTCAATTCGGTGGCCAAAGCTCTCGTTCGAATCAATCAGGATCAGTACTCTAGCGAGTACCTTCTGAGAAGTTCGACTGATGAGTTTCGGTTGACGATTAGGAACACCTCGTATTTGGACAAGAAACGCAATGTGATGATTGATCGTCACAATGTGGAATTTGTCCATACGGTTTTTCCAGTCTCACCGGCGACTCTTTCCACTGTTAGGAAAGTTTACACCGTCATCGAGAATCAGCAGGGTGATACCCTCACTGATCCTACGTATGTCGCGTCGGCTATGTTCGCCTGGCTTACTGCCAGTACAAATGCGAACATCACCAAGTTGATGAACTTCGAGAGTTAAGGAACTCGAAGTGACTGTCCACGATCTGCGGCTTGGATATCCTCCTTAATAAGGATTAGATATGAAAAGCCAAGAAAGTGCTCTACTCCATGTCGTGCGAGGCATCTGTAAAGATGTCCTAGCAGCGTACCCTGCAATAGAGGGTTTGGGTCTTGATATTGAAAGACTCGCCCTTTACTGTCAAACACGGGGTTTAACGTTGTTCACGTTAGACCTTCCAAACTTGGACTCACTTTTACTAAGTGGTCTTGAGTCTGGTCGTCTTCAGCTCTCTGGCCCGCTAAGTAGGCGGGTTAGCAAGAGAGTCAAGGTTCCGAGATTATTCTCGGGACTTTGGTTACGAGTGTTTGAT